AGGAGTTGTACAGGTACTATAATGGCTGAGAAGCAAGAGATATATCTAGGTAACCCCAATCTCAAACGGGCTAACGTTAACACTAGCTTCTCACCTGAAGAGGTGGAAGAGTTTATAAAGTGTAGTGCAGATCCCGTTTATTTTATCCGTAGTTATATCAAGATCGTTAACCTCGATCAGGGTATAGTTGGGTTTGACCTGTACGATTTCCAAGAAGACATGGTGAATCGATTCCATGAGAATAGATTCAATATAGCAAAGCTACCACGTCAGTCTGGTAAGTCTACAGTGGTTACTGCATATCTCCTGTGGTACGCAATCTTTAATGATAATGTCAACATCGCAATCCTCGCAAACAAAGCAGCCACTGCAAGAGAAATGCTGGGCCGCCTACAACTTTCTTACGAAAATCTCCCTAAATGGTTGCAACAGGGTGTTGTCAACTGGAACAGGGGATCACTCGAATTGGAAAACGGAAGTAAAATCCTTGCTGCTTCTACATCTGCTAGTGCTGTACGGGGTATGTCCTTTAACATTATATTTTTGGACGAATTCGCCTTTATTCCGACGCATATTGCTGACGAGTTCTTTAGTTCTGTCTATCCTACTATATCTTCTGGTAAGAGCACTAAGGTTATAATCATATCTACCCCCAAGGGTATGAATATGTTCTATAAACTGTGGCATGACGCAGAGAAAGGACAGAATGAATACACTACAACAGAGGTACACTGGCAACAGGTACCAGGTAGAGATGCTAAGTGGAAAGAAGAGACGATACGAAACACTTCCGAGGAGCAATTCAACCAAGAATTTGAGTGTGAATTCCTAGGATCTGTTAATACTCTCATCAGTAGTACTAAATTAAAGACATTAATATACGAAGAACCCATTAAGAAGGAAGCAGGACTGTCAGTCTATGAAGATCCAGTCGAAGGACACTCGTATCACATCTGTGTTGACGTTGCTAGGGGTCTAACTAAGGATTATTCTGCATTTACAGTGGTAGATACCACAGAAATACCCTATCAGGTGGTAGCAAAGTATCGTAGCAACGTAATTAAACCATTATTATTCCCAGATATTATCCATAGGGTCGCCACTGCATATAATATGGCGTATATAATGATAGAAGTTAATGATATTGGTGGACAGGTAGCAGATATCATACAATTTGACCTAGAATACGAGAATTTACTCATGTGTGCCATGAGAGGTAGAGCAGGTCAGGTAGTAGGACAAGGATTTAGTGGTACCAAAGTGCAACTTGGTGTTAAAATGAGCACAACTGTGAAGAAGACAGGTTGTTCTAACTTAAAACAGTTAGTTGAGGATGATAAACTGGTCTTTAAAGACTATGACATCATGGCAGAGATGACAACCTTCATTCAGAGAGGACCAGCATGGGAAGCTGAGGAAGGATGTAACGATGACCTTGTTATGTGTCTAGTTATTTTCTCATGGTTAGCAACTACCGACTATTTCCGTGAGTTACATGACGATGATGTACGGGCAAGGATGTATGAAGAGCAGAAAGAGGGAATAGAAGCGGACATGGCACCATTTGGATTCATAGATGATGGTATAGGTATTGAACAGACATTTACAGATGATGAAGGTGACACATGGAAGACGGATGAGTATGGAGATAAAGCATATATGTGGGATTATCTATCGTGACTTTAGAGTCAGACCTAGAACTTGAGCATCTCCTGTTTGTAGAGAGGAAGTGTAGATTCTGTGGTAAGACTAAGAGTTTACTAGAAGATTTTTATTTGACAAGGAAAGATAGGGGTAATAATGCGTCAGCATATGCATACGAGTGTAAGTCTTGCACGATATGGAGAGTTAATAGGAAGAGAAATAGGAAAAGACCATTGCCACCATACCTAGCAGACTACCCTGATTGGTAATCACGGCTTGATTCCCCAGTGAAAATACCAGTTTGGATAAATAATTTCAGCATCCGACTTGGAATACAAAAGGAGTTTAACAGATGGCATCAACACAGCTTTCCCCAGGGGTTGTTGTACTAGAAAGAGATCTGACCACCGTCGCTAATGCAACTGTAGATAATATAGCTGCTATCGTTGGTGCATTTGAGAAGGGACCAGTCGAGCAAATCACTAACGTGACGAGCGAGAAGGAGTTACTTTCGATCTTTGGACAACCTACTGACTATAATTACGAATATTGGTTCAGTGCAGCACAGTTCTTACTTTACGGTGGTACCGTTAAGATAGTTCGTGCGATGAATGATTCGTTAAAGAATTCAATCGACACTGCACAGTTTACCGTAACAACCTTTAGTGCATCTGATACTACTCTAACTGTTGCATCTTCAACAGACTTTGACGTAGCAGACGTACTACTAATCGATTCAGAATTGATAACTATCCAGAGTGTTTCTGGTAACGACGTAACAGTGTTACGTGGACAGTTAGCAACTTCTGCTGCATCACACGCTGCTGCTGCTCCTATCACTCTGATTGAGGCTGCTGGAACATCTTCCACAATCGCTGAAGGATCTACATATACAGATTCCGATACAACATTAACAATTACTTCTGCTGCTGCCCTTGGTGGAGGTACCAACTCATACATCAGAATTGACGATGAGATTCTTCAGATCTCTGGTGTTGTTGGAAACGATCTAACAGTTGTCCGTGCACAGTTAGGCACAACAGCCGCTGCACACACTGATGGATCTACTGTTACACTTCAGACAGTTACAACTCAGAAGACTACAATCAATGAGCAAACCTCAACAGGTGTTGCATCTCCTTTGATCAAGAATCTTGATGCTTATGAGTCAACAGTTGAGACTGCTGCTAACAACTGGAAGTGGGGCGCAAAGACCGCAGGTATCTACGGAAACTCTGTAAGAGTTGTAGTTACTGACGCTGGTGCTGATCAGGTACTATACCTTGCACAACCTACTTCTGCTGAGTGGGAGTTTGTTAACAACGCTGAGGTATCTTACTCATCTGCTAACGTATATGGTCGTGTATATTCATACACAGTAACTGTAACCTTCCAAGAGGCTGCAACTTTAATTGGTAAGTTTGAGACAGACAACTTTATCACTGCTGTATCTGGTGGTGTTACTGGACGTGTTGTTGCTTACGATGAAGCTAAGCGTAAGGTAGAGATTACTATCGATGGTACATCATCTGACATCCTAGAAGTAGGAGACACAATCTCTGAGTTGGCAAATAACTCTAACACACCTGGCTCTGCCACTGGTGATGCTGGTGTTATTGAGTCTATCACTCGTGAGTTACGTGTTGCTGCTAATCAAGGATCACCTAACTTCCAAGCAAACCAGACACTTACTGACGCTAACGCTGCTACTATTTCTATTGCTAACGTTGAGTCAGATTATGACAGTCGTGTATATGGACTTGGTGCAAAGTGGATTAACGTTGCTGCAAGACCTACAACTTCCGCATGGGTTGCGGACAGAGGCGGTCATAATGACCTCATCCACATCCTAGTCTTAGATGGAGACGGAAAGATCACAGGTACACCTGGATCCGTGCTTGAGAAGCATCTCAATCTTTCTAAAGCAACTGATGCAAGATCACCTCAAGGTGATAACATCTACTATAAGGATGTAATTAAAAACTTCTCACAATACCTCTACTGGGGTAGTCATGAGACTGCAAATATTTACGACAAGGATACTAATGCAGCTGGTGCATGGGGTGTCTCAGGTATTAACAAAGAGTTTGACCTTATTAAGTCAGGATCATCTCTTAATAACCTAGACGATCCTACAGGTACCAACCCACTAAGTATACCTATCCTTGGCACAAAGAATCGTGCAACACTCCGCTACTCACTACAAGGTGGTGTAGACGGTTACACACTCTCACGTCCTAACGCACTCGCTGGATACGATCTATTCAACGATGCTGAGACAGTTGATGTAGACTACATCCTAATGGGTCCATCAATGAGTGGTATTGATGATACAATCGCTAAAGCACAGCACGTAATTTCTATTGCTGCTGCACGTAAGGATTGTATTGCATTTGTATCACCTTTCCGTGGAGACGTTATCGGTCAACCTAGAGTTGCTGACATCATTACACGGACAGTTAACTACTTTGATCAGTTGACAAGTACTTCTTATGCAGTATTTGATAACAACTACAAGTACATCTACGACAAGTACAATGATGTTTACCGTTACATCCCATGTAACGCAGACGTTGCTGGACTAGTACTAAGCACAACGCTACAGCAAGAGCCTTGGTTCTCACCTGCTGGCTTCAATAGAGGACAGTTAAGGAATACCATCAAACTTGCTTACTCTCCTCTTAAGGATCATAGAGACACACTTTATGCATCTCGTGTTAACCCAATCGTGGCATTCCCTGGACAGGGTATCATCCTCTTTGGTGACAAGACTGCACTAAGTTATGTTTCTGCCTTCGACAGAATTAACGTTAGACGTTTATTCCTTGTCATGGAGGAAGCAATAGCAGCGGCTGCTAAGACACAACTATTTGAATTGAATGATGAGTTTACTCGCCAACAATTCAAGAACATAGTTGAGCCTTTCTTAAGATCAGTGCAGTCACGTCGTGGTATAGTTGACTTCTTAGTTGTGTGCGATGGCACTAACAACCCTGCTGAGTCAATTGACCGTGGTGAATTCTACGCAGAGATATTCGTGAAGCCAACACGCTCTATCAACTTCATCACACTAACATTTACTGCAACAAGGACAGGCGCAAGCTTCTCTGAGTTAGTATCTTAACCGTAAACCCGTGGCATGGCATCATGCTCAACCGTAACAGGAGTACCTAATGGCACAAGACGAATCAACAACATACCCTGGGCAAGAAGAAGGGGGCATTATAAATGCTCCCATTCTAGATTTCCGTAATAGAATAGGAGATCTAGCCCGTCCTAACCTGTTTCAGGTTGAGATCTTCTTCCCCCAAATCGTAGACGATGGCAACCCACAATCAGGTGCTACCCCTGGATCTCAGGAGCAGCAAACTGAAGAAGGCGCAGGACAATCCTTCGCTGGTAGTGGAGCATCATCTCAATCACTCGCAACTTTCCTAGTGAAAGCAGCAAACATCCCTGCATCTACAGTGGGTGTAATCGAAGTACCCTACAGAGGTAGGACACTTAAGATTGCTGGAGACAGAACCTTTGAACCATGGACTGTAACAGTTCTTAACGACAAAGGATTTGCATTAAGATCTAAGTTTGAGGAGTGGTCCACTAAGATTCAGGCACTTCACCAGAATCTTCAGGCAACAAAGACTATCATGAAGTATCAAAGTGATGCTATAATAAGACAAATTGATAGACAAAATAATATTGTCAGATCATATAAGTTTGTCGGTATATGGCCATCAACAATCTCAGCAATTGATCTTGCTTGGGATAGCAATGATACTCCCGAAGAGTATACAGTTGAGTTCCAGGTTCAGTACTGGACATACGCTAACGACAAGAACGCTGGAAACGCTATCGTCGGTTAGTATAAATAAACATAATGACTTAAAGGACAGTTGAATGGCACAATTATTTGGTTATTCACTTGATCGTAAGAAGAAGGGTCAGAAGCAACTTGGCCCTTCTTTTGTGCATAAAGACTCGGATGATGCAGCCCAACCCATTGTGGCAGGCGGTTACTTCGGTCAGTATGTTGATCTAGGTGACGCTGCAAATAAAGCTAGCGATGTAGACCTAATTGGTAGATATCGTGAGATGTCTTTGCATCCAGAAGTGGATCAGGCAATTGGTGATATAGTAAATGAAGCTATTGCTGGTGATCTAGATGATCATCCAGTAGAAGTTAACCTAACAAATTTTCCAGGATCTAGTAGTTTAAAGAAGGTAATACGTGAAGAGTTTGAAAACGTACTATCACTATTAGATTTTGATCAGAAAGCATATGATATCTTTCGTAGGTGGTACATCGACGGAAGACTTTTTTATCATAAGATGATTAATGTGGATGATCCTTCACAAGGGATCACGGAGTTAAGGTATATTGATCCAAGAAAGATTAAAAAGGTTATCGAATTTGATAAACCTAAAGACAGAGTGTCACCTGCTGACCCTCAAGTTAATACCTTAGTACCTAAAGCGGTAGAGTATTTCATATATTCACCTAAAGGGTTGCGTGGATATGAGAATCATGGTATTAAAGTAGCACCTGACGCTATATGTTTTGTCCACTCAGGACAATTAGATATGCAACGCAACTATGTGTTGTCACATCTACACAAAGCTATTAAGGCAACTAACCAGTTGAGAATGATTGAAGATTCTCTGGTTATTTACCGCATGTCACGTGCACC